TTGAGAATTAAATTACTTTCATTTTTATTAATTTTATCAGTGCTTCTTTTAGGATGTCAGGAGAATAAAACTGTAACAAATAATAGCGAACTATATGACCTACCTACAATCCCTTTAGAAATTGCTATCGTAGGAAAGAATCCGTTTCAACAAGTTGAGAATATTAACTACAAACCAATAGAATTAACGGATCTCTTAGAGGAAAAAAACAAGACCTATGATGCTCTTATTGTAACGAGGGAATATTTTAATCAAGCTGCAACCAAAGCATACCAAGATTACTTTAGTCGTATTGAATACCCTGTTTTCTTCATTGGAACAGAGGATATACTCCCCGGAGTTTTTAGAGACTCAAGATTAACATTAAATGATGTCGAATTTGGCAAATCAGGACAGTATGTTTCTGGGTTTGTTCGTACTAATGATAGATATCAAGTTTGGGGGTTGGATCTTCCTGAAAACCCTACTGAGAAAGACAAAAAACTAAATATAATTCTAAGAATATCCAAGATAGTCCAAATTTTCAATAATGGTGGTTATAGATGATTATAATTCAATAGTTTACAAGATATACCACATTATGATATATTGTGTAAGAAATTAATAGAAAAGGAGACATTATTATGAAAAAAGTTTTATCAGCATTTGCCTTATCCTTAACTCTATGTGCATCACTTATTTTGCCAGCTTCTCATTCTTACGCAGCAAGCACTGAAGGCGATTCAAGTTCACAGCAACTCCAAGAAATTAATTCTGATTTGCTTCAAGGAAAAATTGATTTGAACAATTTGGAAAGTTTGGGGGATCGAGTGACTGTAGAAGAAATGAGTTATGAAGAAGCTATTGCTGAAATTGCAGAAAATAGTGGTAGAACAGTAGAAGAAGTACGAACTACACACCCCGATAAAACATCAAATTCATCTACAAATTCTAAAAATTCAACTTTGGCTGCTGCAAGTACAGGAGTATCAAAATTTTCAGTTGTTTTAGATGTAAATCCGTATTACAATCCAACTCTAATGGTTTATGCAATTACGTACCATTCTGGATCTTTTTATCAATTTAATGAAATGTTCGATGTTCAAATGAATGCAAAAAACACACTTTCCGGTCTTACATTACCTTATTCTAAAGTATACGGAGGTAATCTTACTGCAAAAATAGTAAATCCAACACAAATCTATTGGATTGTGAATGGTCAGTTCTGCAACAATGGAGAAACTTCTACCTCCGGAGGTGTTCAAGCTGGCAACCAGGCGGTATCTGTCACTGTATCATTTACTTACACTTCATCTCATTACGCATACTACAATAATGAAGGGGCTATATTTGCTCCCTAATAAAAATACAGTCACTGGAAACTCGACAGACATTATAACGTTACTACATAGAATTTAGTTTCTGGATGAAATCACTTTTTCGAGTTTAGCCAGCGGTCATTTGTCCGCTGGCTCTTCTATTCTTGCCAAGTTTTTTCGAGTCAGATAGAAAAACTCCGTGGATTCTCCGACCTCCATTGTTGATCGTCTAGTCTATGATAACTTTACTTCTTTGTACACCCTCAACTTTTGTTAGATAACTAGATAATGCGTGCCTCTGGGCAAGCTAAACAAAAAAAACACCAGCTTAGGCCAGTGGATATATAATCTTAAGATGTTTAAAAAGTTACTTTGTAATGTTAACCTTCTTTCTTACTGCGTCATATACAACTGTAGCCCCTAGAGCCTCTGCTACAGCTCGTGCAGGAGTATAGGTAGTGCCGTTATCAAGTACGCCGTCAGCCACCTTCTTGCCATTTACGAATACAGCCACTTTATTTTCTCTATTCACTTGATTCCCTTCTTCCTTCTTCTTCAGTCCCAAATACTTTGCAATCCCGATCACATGGCCATCAATGATTGCTTGGATAACCACATCTTTTTTGAGTTTGGCAGCGTCAGTTGCCACGTCCAAAAACAAATTTTCTGTGAGTACTGCTGGCATTTTACTCTCCCGTACCATGTGCAGGTTATCCGCCTTTTGTCCTCGGTCAATCACGCCAACAGCGACCTTATTGAGCGTGTCCATAATCGCTGAGTGCAGGACGTTTTGCAGTGCTGCCGATGTGGCTGAGGCTTTTATATATCTAAATGTCTCAAATCCACCAGAGCCACCCCCAGCGTTACCATGGATTGAAACCAGGATATCAGCGCCTGCTTTGTTGGCTAGATTTGTGCGCTCTTTTAATTCCAGAAACACATCAGTGCTACGGGATAGTAACACCTGAACTCCATCATAATTTGTCTCGAGTCGCTTTTTAATCTCCAAAGCCACTGACAGTACGATGTCTTTCTCTTTTAAACCATTTGCAACTGCTCCTGGATCCTTACCACCATGTCCTGCGTCGATCCATACCTTCTTCATTGTTCATTCCCCTCCTTCGCTTTAGCCGTTTGTTTAACCAGTTGATTACCGTACACAGCAACTGCACTACATAAAATCGCCTGTAGAACACTGTCTACGTTTAATCCAGTAGTCAGTACAACCAGGATAATTGCAGCTAAAGTAACTGCGTAAATGATTGTCCAATCGGGTATCTTTGGGGTTTGTTTAAGGATATAGCCAATCACCCAGCACACAGCGACAACCATCAGCAATTCTGGCTTAATAAAATTCGCAACTGCATTCCATTCCATATAAATTCATCCTCTCTATTCTTCGATTTTGTCCAAGCGTTTATGGGCTTGCTTGGTAGATTCTTCAACTCGTGTTACTCGCTCTGTTAATGCATCAAATCGTCTTATCTGGTCTTTTAACTCAAATCGAACATCATCAACACCATGTTTGATGTACTCAACGTCTGTACGCAATGCCGCACCACTACCAGCCTCTTGTGCCACATCCTTTTTAAATGCAGACGTTCTGGTAACCCACCCTAATACAACGCCGCTTACTGCTGCGACTAATGCTGTAATCGTTGTAATCTCCACTACCTTCCCCCCTTAATATAAATAGCCCCCGGGGATCCGAGGGCAAAATAAAAACGCCTATATGGCGTAGTTTCAAGACAAACAAAGCATTATAGATTGGAATATTTTATCGAAAAGTTACGTTCCATAGCTTATCAAGTAGCAGTTTTGTGAGAACCCCGCTGGATTCGTTAAGGTAAAGGAGGGCTTCCCATCCAATAGAGTTATATTACTAACCTCTAACGGGTTTGACTGTCCCTTTACCGTCATGTACTTATAGGATTCCCCAGGTCTTTTGTAAATCACAGAATGTGGTATTTGCGCAACGAAATATGAGTCTATAATCATCATTTCAATGGTATTAAAAGGAGCCGATTCCTTTACAGAAATTGAACTTTGCGCTGGGACGTTTAAATATGTGGAACGCACAACTTTTGCACTAGCAGCAGCCATAGTGCCTTGTATCCCAAACATGATCATGTCTTTAGGGATATTCTCTGGCTGTAGGTTAGGTTCTTCCACTGTGTACTTGGTGGTTTCGTCGTGGTAACCGTTGTAAACACCGTCAGCCTGTGAGAAAGCCACGCGACCAAATGAGGCATCGTATAACGTGACAGGCACATAAAAATCTGTTTGCTTCTTCATGGTTCCAGTTCCGTTCATAACCGTTCCCGCGCTGTATTTAACGCCTTCAAGCACTTGGGATGCTTTCGCATCCCCTGGCAATACTAGTTTAGTCATTCCATCTACTCCCTTCTTATTGCGGCTGTTACATATGCCGGGTTTGTTGTATTGTTGTGAGTCACTAAAAGCGACACTGTTTCATTCGCCTTTACTCTAATGAACGCCGGAACAAACACGTAGCCGTCGTATGGTGCTGGTGTCGCTGACACGGGCAAGAATTCATAAGCTGTCAGTCCAAGTCTAGGATCAACATACTGAACGTATATCGAGATTTTAGTATCGTATAACAGGGAAAGATAAACCAAAACAGTAATGGTCTCGTCTGCCGTAGGTGTATACGCCAGCACCGGAACCCCGCTTGTTGAATTAGCTACCGGCAGGTCTTCTACTTTCGCCGCCGTACTGGTTATACCCGGGATTTCCCCTTTGCTATTGCGGACAACTACTGTATTTGGTGTTGGAGCCTGAGAAGGAGACCACCCGGACAGTGTATCGGCGTTACCCCACTTTATCGGTACAATGACAGCGTTCGTTATACCTGTTTCGCTTGTGATATTTGTAATCGTCCAGTTACCCGCAGAGGCCAAGGCGCTGGCTCCATTGTGAGACGCTAACACCTCTGTTACCTCTATGTGCGGGTACTGAGATACGTTAGTAGTCGTTCCTAATAAGATACAGCACTTAGTACCATCGTAAGCAAGACGCACAGACGTAAACGGTAAACTCCCCGCCGCAGAATCTGCCAGAGCTGAGGTCATCATCCACCCGCCAGTGAAGTTATACCCGCCAATGATAAGTTCCCACGCCCCGCGATTAGATGCGTACTCATACCCCGTTATTTTTATGGTCATCATAGTGGCGTTCCAACCAACCGGAAGGGTTATCTTAATCGCACCTGTGTTATTAATATTGCCCTTGTAAGAAGCTACGTTGCTGAGTTTTACCGATTCAGAACTATAAGTTCTTGATACAGGGCCAGTGAAGTTACCCCCAGCACTGCTGATACTAGATACCCAAGCCGTCCAAATAGCGCTTGTCCCCGATCTTCCTCGCGTGTAGATTGCGCCCGATATGACATCAATAACCTCTTGTTTGATATAAAAAGTCCCGTTGTGATCCACTCTCGAAACTTGGAGAAGACCGTAATTCACTAGCGGGGAGTTCACATAGGTTATTGGCGGCTCTTGGAACATGGCGTAAAGACCACTAGTTACTATGTTGTTGAAATTAGTCGCGTTGGCGATCAACCCTCTATCCCTAATAAATGGGCTGTCGTTGTTACCCGTCCACCACGGAACCCAGGTACTCCATGCAGCCGCAGCGTCTTTAAATCTCACATAAGAACCACCGCTAGATTGCAATAGTAGCTGCCAAGTCCATGTATTCGCGTTATTATGCGTTTCTGCGCCGCTGATAAAAACCAACACTTGCCCCCACATACTTGCGGCTGGCTTGTTAAGTGTAACAGGACTAATAGGATATACTCCCGCCGTTAGTGCAAGGTCTAAATCCACAGTAGGGATAGTGTTAGCTCCACCCAAAGAGTTATACACATTGTTACGTGGTACTCTAATAGACGCATCCAGTCCCGCATATCCACTAGCTACATTCTTTCTTCCACTGTGCTCTATCTCCATCCAATCCGACCATTGAGGAGAACCTGGCGAATAGTAATTGCGTGTGTAAATTCTAAATGACGCAGAATTATACGAGATGATGGACTGGTTAACTCCTGCATGTGTGTTATTTCTAAGGTAAAAAGATTGTCCCGCAATAGCTGTAGGCATATTCAAGATAGTTGCCGCAGTCGCGTTACTAGGGCAGAAGTAGTCTCCCTCATTTCTAAACGCGTTTAAGTCTGTGTTAGCAGGTATGATTTGCGATGTTCTAGCAATGCTAGCAGGAATGTGGGCATCAAGTAATTTAGTATTTGCATCAAGTCCCGCATACCCGTTAGCTGTGTTCTTTTTATCCGTTGTCTCTGATAACTTCCAAGCTGACCAGACCGCGACACTACTTCTTGCCCGAATATAGGTGTTTCCATTGGTAACATCTATAACTTCTTGCTTAACATACGTAGTACTTTTGTCAGAGACGTACACAAACAGAAGCCCATAGGTTACAGCTGGAGCGTTAGTAATTCCCGTAGGCATATAAATTGACCATATACCGTTAGTTAGTAAGGTGTTAAAGTCTGTGTTATTAGTAATACGTGCTCTGGGCATAAATACAGGGGAGTCATTATACCCTGTCCACAGAGGTACCCACTCTTGCCACTCTTTTTCATTTATTTTTCTTCGAACGTATATCGGACCTATCGTACTAAAGAACATTTGCCATATCCAGTTAGCTACGTTGTCGTGAGTGTCACCAGAGCTTACATGAACTATAACTTGTCCATAGTTAGCTTCTGGGGCGCCTGTAGCCGTATTAGTAACTGAGTACGTACCAGCAGTGTATAAGGTGTTGAGGTTGGTCGCACCTCCAGCTCCACCTAATGAACTGTATGTGTTAACACGTGGAACCTTAGAGGTAGCGTCCATCGCAGCTACACCACTAGCAGCACCCTTTTCTGTCTTGGGAATAGATGCATTCTTTGCGTTACTCTCTGCTGCGTTCCAGGCAGTACGCTCTGTGGCTGTAATGTGCCTTGTAGTGTCGTCAACGTGTGTCTTAGTTGCGGCTAGTGTTATGTCAGGTGTGTCAAATGGATTAGCTTTGCCTGTTATGGATTTAAGATACTTGGTAAGCCAGGAAAACCACTGAGTGATAGTGCCCGTCAAGCTATAGGGAGTAGTAATCGAAGGATCAGCTGTACGGTTACCTATCGTAGCATCTGTAGCCGATCCTGCCCCCCCAGCCCCAGGAGTAAGCCCCGCCAACTTCGCCTTCTCAGAAGATGAATAATCCTCTGTTGAAAGTTGTTTTCCCGCGACCTTATCCACTTTGCCTGAGAGTTGATTGGTGACCGTGGCTGCAAAGTTCGGATCATTATTCAGTGCGTCCCCAATTTCTTTAAGTGTATCGAGAGCGTCCGGTGCAGCACCGACCACAGCTTGAATACGCTGGTCAGTCTCTGTTTTGCTGTAAGTGGATGATTTATCTGCCTTTGCAAGTAGCGCGGTATCTGCATAGGTTTTGGCAGCTGATAGAGCAGCATCAGCTTTAGTCTGAGCACCTGCAAGTGTCTCCTTGGCTTTCCATTCCGCTCTTTCAGCAGCCGTTATGTGCTTAACTGTATCTTTTTTATGTGTATCAATATCCGCAGCGTTTTGATCTGTCAGTTCATGGACGATCTCAATACCATCTTCTATGTGATTCAAACGCTGAGATGTAAGACGTGTACCTTCTTGGACCAGTTCATACAAAGGCCTCCCGGTTTGTGGGTCAGTCTTTTGCTTTCCCGAGGAATCCTTTATCGGCTTGGTCAAGTCGGGAATCTCGTCCTTCCACTGCTGCTTGTTATACGCCACCAGCACTCGCCTCCAATCTCAAAACAAATTCAAAGGCAATCAAAAACCCCTTATCGTTTTTAGTTACGAGAAGGGGTTGATCTGCCAGTATATTACCTTCAGCATCCAGCAAGGCTGCGCCTAAAAGTTGTTTGCCGATAGCTTGAGTCTCCGTTAGATAAATGTACTTTCGAACAGACATACCAGATACAATTGTGTTGTAAATAGGATACGTCGTCTGAACCCCTCCTATATTCACCCGCGCGCTGACGATGTGACCATTCAAATTCGAAATCAACTTCTCAAGAAGCAACTGCTTAATAACGTCTGCCATTACTCCCCTCCTCCAAACGGAACTTCAAACCCGCAAATCGGGAAGTCCACTCCATGCGAGTAGCCAGTACCTTTTATATTAATGACTTGCGTCGGAACTGCTGAACTAAATACTGCTCGACGAATATGAACCGGACGCACGTATTCAAAATCAGCCTGCAGACCTGCCATGTTAAACGGTTGAACTAAGGAAAATTCAAAATGGATCTCTTTTGCTAAAAAATCCTCTGAAACACTTATCAACATACCATGCTGATTCCCTAGTTCTCGAAGCAGAGGAAGCTTAAAAGGACGATCGCCCCAGCGCTTCCGGCGTATCGCCTCCCTACGTTCATCGTCGCTTCCCTCTTGAGTCTTCCGGAAGTACATCCATTCCCAGATCCACAACGCCCAGGTCGATCTTCGCAGAATAAACTGATTGCTCAGATCGTCTATAGTTTGCAAACGATCGTCCATTTCCTTCTCAAAAACTGAAAAATGACGATCTGCCATATCAATCTCATACCAATAAGGTGGCAGCATTTCGCGGTATCTAAGCGGAATCATAGCAGGATCACTTCCACTCTCAAAACAGACGACAAGGGGAGAACAATATCCTCCTCATCCCCATTGAGGGTCAAACTCTCGTAATCATCCACGCCAGGCAATAGTAGTAAGGCAGCCACGTAATTGTATATTAGTTTGGATCGTCCGCTTGCGTAATCCAATACACGCTGCTGAATGGTCGCTGCCAGGACAGTAAGATCTGTACCGCTAGACGTTAGCAAACGTGTCTCTAAAAGCACATTAAAGACCGGAGCCGGATGTACCAATAAGTCATGCCCAGCGATCCGTCGCTCCTCCCACATCCATACTTTGACCGTCTCAGCAAATTCCTCAGTAATTGGCTGTCCGTCCAGGTTGGTCAAGTAAAGATCGATGGAGTTATCATGCCGTTCCTTTTCACGAGCTATCGCTCCACCAACACCGGCCATCTCTGTAGCCCAGGTTTCATAATCTTTGCGACGTCCGCTCCCGATTTCGGTAGCAGCACGCCCCAACATCCGTAGGCGAAATGTATCGTCACTCTCCCCATCCTTGCGGATAAGACCTGCAGCCCATCCGTGACCATCAAGATACTCGGAATCTGCCCAAATCGGAAACCCTTGAACGAATCCATAAGTCCATAGCATTTGCTGCTCCGCAAGCTCTAACGCAAGTGGATACCAAAGATCATAAAAGTATTCTCCTTCTCCTGTTGGCGGCGGTGGTAGCCCTCGTTCAAGCGCCAAGGCTATGGCACGGTTAACCCAACGTTGATAGATTTCCTCCGGCTCTTCTTCTAGGATAGGCATGTAGGGGAGTGACGGTAAATCACTCAGTTTAATGGTCATACACTAATCGCCTCCTCCAGTTCCACTTGACCCGCTAAGCCAGTTATCAATATTCTAAGATGCATCTCCTGTCCTTCTCGAATCATCGATCGCACCTCAGCACGCACAATCTCGGTATGAGCAGTCAAAGCTTCCTCCATATCTCGTTTGATCTCTACATCCTCCCAAGTAGACCACTCCGATCTCTCCACGCCAACCTCCTCGCCGTATAACACATACCTGAAACGCTCAGTATTCAGAATCTTGAGTGCTGTCTGAACTAGATATTCTTCATAAGTGCTGGTCTTCTTCGGGTAACCATCTTCAGTAAGAACGGCGCGCCGATTACGGTAATCGATTAAGTACGTCCATTTCGTAGCCGATACAACAGATTCAGTAAGTTCGACTTCTCCAATGTCCGATATATCTAACTCAGGAAAGAAACTATCCGCCACTACTGCCCACATCCTTCCCGAGCACATAATACCGCTGGCCTGTCATCCGAGAAACAATAAGCTGATCTCCAACCTTCAGAGGGCTGGGGATCGTTAGGACACCGGTTAACTTTGAAACCTCAAGTTGCTCAACCTCAAAGACTGCATCGATACGGCGTTCCTGCAGATATTCTGCAAAGACCAGTTTATCTGCAAGATAAGGTTCCGGGTCACCTTCTACCTGAATTTTCGGATTACCTGGCCAGCTCAATAATGTCGCTCGTTCGGTATCTCGAGAGTCAATATGACCTTTCGTCTTTTCCTTCAACAAATTCAATGCGTCATTTAGCAACGTTATTCCCTCCTTTCCAGTTCAAGCTTCACAGTGTATAACCCATTCTTAAAACTGCTTTCTGCAGACTCTACAATCCACTTGGAGGTATGGTCCGTTTTGATCAACACCATCCATCCAGCCCGAAGCCCTGTCAGCGTATGGTCTTCATGCTTGACAGTAATTTTCTTAATCTGCTTCGCCTGCGACAAAGCCTTCAGGCGCTGCGTAGCAATCGTAGCTGGGTCCTCATCTTCTTCCACTTCAATGATCTCTTCCATCCTGCCCATGGCTTGAACTGCACCTGCTGCTGTTTTGGTGACTGAGGAAGCCAGCTTATCGTCCTTATACTTCTGTGCGGTAACAACTGTGTAAGTCTCCTCAATGCTATAACCAGCGGTGCTGGCTTCCATCTGCTCCGGAATGAAGACTGGAACAAGGGTGTTCGTTCCCTCCCTAACTACCTGCAGGTAGAAACTAGTTTCCGTTCGGACTACATCTACATGATAGCGGTAGCCGCTACGCTCATATGCCTTTTGCAACACATCCAAGATAACTTCTGAATGGAACATCGTGCCATAGCGTTCATCCAGGTTGAACCCTAACGAAGGACATCGAAAATCAATTCCGGTAGTCTTGATATAACGCTGCAGCTCTGCACCGGCTTCACCCTTCAAGTATGGGCGTGTGCCTTTGTTCTTCGCTAAATACCAACTCATCTCCCGCGCTTCAACCTCCCATTCATCCGTGAACTCATTTTGTTCATACTTGATGATGGGACCATGGAAGAACTGATTCTTGTGATGAAGCACACCCACACCTTTTAATCGTTGTGAAAAGCACATCAGCATACCGGCTACCTTCAGATCAGCAGCGTTGCGGAGTCGAACAGTTGAGCTGCGTGCGATTTCATCTCGTGCTGAAGACCAGGACAATTCAACTGCCGCATCCGTCAACAGCTGCCGATTGCTCTCCTTTCCGTAAAGGATCGCAAAGTTATCCATCTCAACCCCGCCTTTTATTTAACGCTAGAGTTCTTATCCAAAATCCGTTCTTTTTGAGCCAGATAATCAAAGTTGCCTTTAGCGTTAGCAGTGGATTTCTTCTCTTCATTTTTCTTCTTTTTTTCCTCTGCTTTCTTCGATTTCTCATTTTTCTTCGTCTTATTCTTCTTGTCCGTTTTCCCCGTTGTATTAGGTCGACTTTTGGATGACTTGGTTATGATTACACCCGGTTTCAAAAGCTGCTTTGTGTTGGAATACGAAACAATTTTAACTGGGTTGAACTCTACAAAATTAAATGTGATATGCAGATTCGCCTGACCATCTTTATACGTGGCCTCGAAACTTTCAAACCACATGGTTTGCGAAAAGAGCGATTCAAAGTTGATCACAACCGGCTTGAGCTTCCATTCCTCCATTAGCTTCCATGCCTGTTCTGGAGACTGGTAAGCCACCGTCTCTTTTCCAGTTTCCCAAAGTTCTTCCCAGACTCGCGGGAAGATCACAGAAAAAGAGACCCGCTTCAGCTTCGAAGTGAGTCTCTTACTTGTCTTCTCTTCACCTGTAATTACGACAAAAGAATCTATCTCATTGCTGCTGGTGATCTGTATCTCTGCCGGTGTAATTGGAAAGGTGAAGCGATTCTTATCACGTATCATGGTCAGCATGATTATCCCCCACTTTCCAGAGCATTGTACAACTCTTCGCCGAAAACCTTGCGGAACAACGCTCGTCCCTGCGGGCTGGTCAGCATCTTAGCGAATTCAGCAAAGTTGGTAATTCCCTTGGCCAGTTCACCAAAATCGATGTTGATGTTCTCAATTACGATATCGCGGATCGCTGCAGGTGCCTGCGCTAATGTCTTCGCTACCGGGATACTGGAAGATCTCATACCTACCGTACCACCATCTGCATGGGGACGAACACCAAGCAAGCTGCCGGCTTGTTCCCATAATGCTCTGCCACGCTGGCTCCGCTGCCTGGATAATGGGATGATCATCTCTGGACCAGCTTCGCCGACCAGTCCCATATGTGGAGCACTGATAAGTCCACCCTCAGCGTACTTCTTCTTGCGCTTTTTTCGACGGCCAAAGAATCCAGAAATGCCATCATACATTTTCGTGGCCAACTTCTCACCGCCGATTGTTCCTAACAGCCCCCCGATTGCACCGCCAACGGCTGTTCCTACACCAGGCATGAGGAAGGTACCAAGTATTGCACCCGTTGCAGCACCACCTAAGATCCCGCCTCCAATTCCACCAGCTACTTTAGCAGTCTGTCGCCCGCGCTTTCCTTTGCCAGCAAAGAGGATATCCCAACCATCCATGGCGTAGCCGACAGGTCGAACCACTTTGCCAAGTAGTTTCGTACTTCTGGCAAAGGTTTTCATCTTGACAGCCTGCCTACGCAATTGATGACCCGTCGAGCGTATTTTATAAGCATCAGTGAGGCTGCTCGCTTTACTCATCGCCTTGGTGTAGCGCTTCAGACCTTGCCTTTTCACCATTTCAAGTGAGCCATGGATCCCTTCGGCATAGCCGGCTCCGTAACCTATCCTGTCGTTGTTATCATCAATGTAGGTCTTCGCCTTATAAGCTTGAGTCCGCAAAGGCTGTGCTCCAACAATGCCTCCATTTGCATAAGCCCGGACACCCAGCATCGCGCCAGCTCGTTCCCACAGTTCCACCCCGCGTTGCCGGCGCCCTGCTGAGAGAGGAATAATAGCTTCCGGTCCCGCCTCACCGACTAACCCGATATGAGGTCGAGTAATAATATCGCCGTTTGCATATGCGGCACCACCACTGGATTTCATAAGACTTGGTGTACCAAATGA